CAGTGGGTTCCGAGATCAGTTCACGGATAATACCCCATTCAGATTCAGAATCTACCTGTAGAAATGGACCACCCTCAAAGTCTAGATACGCTAGGTCTGGATGTCCACCACCACGATAAAACTTTGACTTACCTTCAATTGTAAACCAACCACCACCATGATCGGTGATATACCTTGGTTCACCATAACGACTATTAATCTTCTTAATCACGCCAACTCCTTCCTTGAAGTACTATGTATGCCTCTTCAATTAACTTAGCAAGTTCTTCTGTATTGCCTTGTTTAGTTTTGGAATTATAGTAACCATCCCAATCAGCCAAGAGCATAGAGGCATTGTAAATACGTTCCTCAAGAATTTCTAGTTTAATTTCAAGATCTTCGATATCGTGATAATCCATTTGTGATACTCCTTTAACATTTCCAGCTGGACTTGAACCAGCAACCTACAGCTTAGAAGGCTGTTGCTCTATCCAGTTGAGCTATGGAAATAAAATGGGATGCTCAGATTTGCACTGAGTTGTTTAGCTTCTATGCTAGGACAAGGCTTGTCACCTCTGCCATTTCCTACATGGCTGCACCCCAACCTGTTAGATGTGCTCGTAGTTCTTTTCGATTACGTTAGCGATTTGCTTGAACGACTTGGGCTTAATGTTCTTCCTTACATCCATAGGATCAAGACCACCATCGTTAAGAAGAGCAAGATCAATTTCAGACTTGTCGTTGCTAAAGCAACCAGTCTTATAGTCATCAGTAGCCGTATTGAATCCAGCCCACTCTGCTACCTCAGGGGGAAGACAACCATCTTCTCCATCAATTTCCCACTTAGAAAAGTTACAATCGTGGTCCATGTCTTCCTTTGAATAGGTATAGAAGAACTTGATATTAGGACCCTTCTTCTTTCGCTTACGATCCTGTAGATAAAGATCGGTAAGGACACCGAGGCAGCAGTATGACTCTTGGCCTGTCGTGCCATTTACAGTACAAAGCTTCTCACGACCCTGCTTGTACTTGCCAGAGCGAAGGGCCTTGACCCACTTGTTCATAATTGTTTTCTTCATTGTTGCTCCTTAGTCTACAAAGATCTCGACTTCAGCACGGATGCTGTTACGAAGATCGTATCGAACCGCATCAAGGATGTCATCCTTAATTCCATCAGTGTTATAATCACTAAGATCAAAGTTACGACTCATCCACGAATCAATTTTGGCATCAATAAGACTACTATAGCCAGGATTGGCTTCTAGCTTCTTGATTACCATCTCAGCAATCTGATTGTAGATTTCAGGTGAAACCATAATAGGTACGTTGATTACTTCTTGCACGGTAGTTGTTCCAATGTGTGTGTTCATGTGTGTGTCATCCTCCAGATCCATGGTAATAGACTCCCAAACCAATTTCAACAGGTGGGATTAGATCCCGTGCATCAATTTCTTCATTAACAAGTTTCTGTAGATCTGCATCTGTAATGATACAAATACTACAGCTATCTACAGTATTCCAAGTTTCACCATCAGGCAAAACAATAATTGCATGCATCTTATTCGACTTCATAATCAAATACCTCAGTTACCTTTTCATCATGGTAATCATAATCAGCCAGGTTTGCGTCAAACTTTGTCCAGATGATATTTGGATTGGCCTTAATGTTTTCAAAGATTTTTTGGGCATTAGCATCATCCTCAATATCAAAGTACCAAGTCTCACTTACGTCATGAACAACTCCAATGTTAACCGACATTCTCTTTGACATATTGTTCCTTTGCGACAAAAACAGGGCAGTAACGCACTGCCCATTATAGTAGTAGGGGTGGGAGTCGAACCCACATGAGGGCCATTATAAGTGACCACCTTTTACCAAATCTATCAGGCACCCTACCATGTATAGCTATCTGGGGGAATCGAACCCCCACCATGCCACCATTTTATTTACATGTCTGCGAACATGTTAGGCACAGTTGGCGCCAGCCAATAGCTTGACCTTAATAATCCAATTGAACGAGTCCATGAGGGACCGAGTAGTATATTTCTACGAATGTTTCCATACACCACGGCAAGCATAGTTTACAAGGCTTGGCTAATTTCATATCTCCCTTTGGACCAAACCTGAAGTTAAGCAAGGTAAGATCATTATCTCTATAGTTCTTTGGAACCTTCAGTAGCGCATCGAGTTCGCTGTGGAGTTCGCAGCTCCTGTAGCCATACTTAGCAGCTAGAGGATGGGTCTTTCTCCTGTTGATTCCAATACCAAGTATACGATTATCCTGTAAGATAATTGATACATGGTTGTGTGATCTATATTGATTGATATTAAAGAATTCTTCTCTCGCTATTTCACGATACTTTTCGATGTTCAACTTTGACTTCCTCTATTTCCACGACAAAGTATCCTTCTTCATCGGGGCTAGCCCATTGCTTTGAAATGAACAGAGCAATGATCTGTGAGTCATCATCCCACAACTTACCATTCAACGAATCTAGAATGGCCTTGCTGTAGTTGTCTACATCGGCTCTTGGATATTCTAGCTTGGTTGATTTAGGTCTTGTTACATAACATTTGATATCGACTGCAAGTTTTCCACTCATTGGAGTGAAGTTCCGCCCGAGGATTCTATTGATTACAATAGCAGCCGCCGAGCGGAACCTCTTATAAGGCCCAGTAAAATATGCACCGAACTTGCTGACGCGGGGGCGTGATGCAGCAACGGGATTTATTGGGAACTTATAACTCCGCATGAGTCACCTACTTAGAATGGAACGTCAGAGTCGCCGCCATCTACTGGCTTGAAGTCTGAGTTTTGTCCAACGTAGTTCCGCTCAATCAGCTGAATCGACTCCATGTAGAATGAAACCGAATTGTCACGACTGATGAGAGCGGGCGTGACCTTGACCCTGACTACATCGGAACCAAATGGAATGGTATCCGAAGGCTTGGTGTCGGGGCCTAGGACTGGGAACGTCTTGATGCCTTCCTTAGCCTTGAGGACATTTTTGAACTTGATGGTCTTGACTCCATCAGCGTCCTTGAGGCCGTTGATCTTCTTGCCACCGAGTTCCTTGACAGACGATTGAAGTTGCTTCTGCAACTCAGGTGTAAGCTCAACAGTTACGGAATGATTTGGGTTACCGAACTTGTCGTCTGGGGACATGAGGTGTGACCACTTGACGATCACGTTACCTGTTACGAATGGCTTGGCATATTTAGCTTTGGTCGTTGCTGGCATCTGTTGCCTCTCCATCTACCTTGGGTAGAATGTTTGTGATATTGGTACGGATATTAAAACTAATTGCATCTAGCTGACGGTATAGGTCACTAAGATAGGCAACAACAGCATCCGTGGGAACTGCTGATACCTGTTTGTTCTCTTGATTTTCACTCATTACATGATCTCCAAGTAAGGTTGATTGCCATCAATTACGATTCCACAACTAAGGATGGCTTTCTTAAGGTGTGGTCTTGAATATGCAAGTGCTGGGTGTTTCTGATCAACGCCGCAGCCAACATTCATACCAAAATACATGGTATTCGGGCCTTTAATCCAGTTAATGGCAGCGAGAGAATGGTGATGTCCACATACTACTGATTGTAGTCTTGCTTTTGCAGCGTTGAATGAAGGGTACTGACCGCCCCAACCATCGCCATGAACATAATAAACACCATTGAACTCAAAATTATAATCCCAATTCCAAGTGGGAGTATTATACACATCACAATAAGATTTAAGATAAACCTCAGGAATACCATTCTTTACTGCTTTCTTTTGTACCCGTGCATCGTGATTACCAATACATACAGATGCATTCTTAAATGCATTGTACCATTTGCGTATACCTTCTTTTGCTTGGGCCAACTCATCAATGGGACCTGGCAATGATGGATTTTTGTCATGTGCTGAGATAGCTTCATGATCAATGATGTCACCAATGAATACGGTATTGTTTGTTTTATATTTACGTTTCATGTCAAGACAGAAGTGAAGATAGTCTTCATGATCTGCTGGACAATGCAAGTCACCGATTACCAGTGTTCTCATTCTTCCCCCATCTACGCTTTGCATCTTCCTTCCATTGCACAGCAAGTGGAGGAAGTGGTTCACCCTTATCCTGAGGGATTGGTTCATATACATTGAACTTACCCTGTAGATGTAGAATCTGCCACTTGTTTAGGTGGTCATATGTTTGGTTCATTACGTTTGTTCCTTGCCTCTCGGCGTTGAAGTTGTCTGCGCTTTTTGTCTTGTTCGCGCTTGTGCTTTTCGTAATTGAATTCACGAATATCCTTTTTACGAATGTTCTTTTGTTCTGCCATCATACTTCCTCAATCTTAATCACCATTCGCTTAGGTATCTTGTTTACCTGAGCAGTCTCACCAGGGCCGATTGTTGAAGTCAACGATATCTGTTCATCGTCATTGTGTAGAACAAAGCCAACAGTCAACATCATAGGTAATGGTTCTTTGGCTGAGGACTTAGCCTCATCCTTTTCCAACCACCCAGCCCCACCAATTGTCATTGCGTCTACCCAAGTTACCTTGACTAGACGAGGAACCTTGTCTGGATACGATACATTCTTAGGCGAAGAAGTATTCTGATTCAACGACTTCTTCGATTTGGAACTCGTTCTCCCTTTGGGGGATTTCGGGGAGATAGATCCCGTATCGCTCTTCAATTTCTTTCTTGAGTTTTTCAAGTTGATTCTCCTGATGGATTTTAATAAACTCTTCTCGCAATAACCTGTGCATCAATTGGACATCGGGTGCATAGGTTCCATAGGAATCATGGACAAATGAATATGCCGTGATACCTTCGTCCAACATACTAGATATTGTCATAAACATATGAGCTGCATCTAGTGAATGGATGTAGTTTGGAGAAATTGCGAGATACTGCGCCTTGCCATCAAGATCCTCTGTAACAGTAGAGAATACAAGCTGCTGACGATTGAACAACTCAGCATAACTGACTCTCTCAAGTACTTGATTGTAGACATGATGTACCTCAAAGCCACTTGGTGTAGTCCACACAAATGGTTTATTCATTGCATTTAGTATGTCGGCTACTTCACGCAGCCATTCCTTGCCACGATTGGGAGACTCCATAGTTTCACCTAGACCAGATTGAATTGCTCTAGCTAGTTCTACTACGGCACCACCTCGTTGTTCCTTAGGAACCCAATCAACATGGCCTTCCTGCTTGACATACTTTTGCATGCCGTAGAATGTAAGACCATATGCATCGCACATAGTGGGACGCTTGGTTACATTCCTAGGCAGTTTGTTTTCCCAGTACTCAAGAAATGCAGGATACCATCTGTTCTCAGGAGTGGCAATCATGAAATCAGTAGCTGCATCTGCAACGAATTGGTACAGATCTTGTGGCTTATCTGTCTTGATAAGATTAGTAAGCACAGCAAGTTTACGGTTACGCATGATGGCAGCCCAATGCTGACCACCATTATTAGCACCATCCATCTGAATAGGAAGCTGAGTCAATCCATCCTTGCGGCATACCTCGTAGATAGCAGCCAGTCTTTGGAACGACTTGTTCTTCTTCTTGCTTGGATCAATCCATTCCTTGTTTGCATATGGATCTTCTGCAATTTTTTGCAACATTTCCATGTTGTCAAGAACCCAGCGTACTCGGTCATCGAATGGTTTCTTGTCTTGATCAAAGAGGTTTGCAGTATGTACATACAACCAATACATACCTTCCTTGGTCTGCTTCCTAGGCTTGGCAAAGTGCACCAGTCCACGATCAAAGTCAACACCCTGAGGTGACAACAGTTCACAGACTGAGTATGCTCGGCCTCGGAAGTCCAGGGTATATGGCATGTAGAAGAAGTGCCATTGCATCATCTTCTTTGCAAGTTCAAGACGGACAATCATTCTTGACCGTGCTTGTTCTTCCTTGTACCATTCTCCCCAAGCCTCATTGGATTCTTGCATCCACTTGGCTTGCTCTTCCTTGGTTCCCTCTTCTGGGTATGGTCTACTAAATGCATAATCCCTGAAGGTATATGCAGGAAGATTAGCAAGACGATAATCATTCTCAAACATATTCTTCATGACTTGGTATACCTGGGTATTTACAGACCACTCGGTATCCATCAGTGCATTAAGACCCTTGAGAACTAGATCTGATGGACGTGAATCCCAATCCTTGGGATCAGCACCAACAGGATGATATCTCTTAATCATCTTCTTCCGTACCCAAGGGCTTAGGAATCCACCATCTTCTTTGGTAGTATGATGTACTGGAGGACAGATCATAGGTCGGTAGACCAGACAAGCTGTTTCCAATAGTTCATGCCTCTTCTGAATCTCAGATAGAATCCAAGGTGCAAATGAAACAAGCAAGGACTTTTTGTTCTTGCCATTCCAATGTACACGACTGGTTAGGATGTCAGAAGCAAGGGCAATCCTAAGCATGTTGTGACCTAGGTCTTCTTTTTCCTTAGCCCTAAGCTTAGGAATCTCAGTTACCTTTTTGGTAAATGCCTTACATCTCTTGACAGTCCAGTTCTTAATGAACTTGGATTGCTTGCGCCAATCATCAGAGAATCGTTTCTTTGCTTGCTGATATGCAACAATAGAAACAACATCATCTGCAATTAACTTGGCAACTTGCTGTGCAACAGGTGCATTAGCAGGAATACCCATTGTGTCATCGAATGCTTGGATTGTATTCCTAGTTAGGAACAATCTCATCATTGATCTAATTGTAATGTCTGCCATCTTGGCAGCACCAATACTAAGTAGAGGAGCCAGCCAATCAGGTGACTTACGATTATTACAACACTCGTCAATCCACTTCTGGTAGAATGGAGTAAGGTGAATAACTGCTGACTCTAGCAGCAATTGTTCTGGCTTACCCTCATCAGGTGCTCTACCATACTCTCTCCAATACTTCTCTACACCACTGTTTAGCAAGTCTTCTTCAAATACCTTTTGCATATTGATTCGACGTTGCTGTTCTTCTTTACTCAGGTTTAACCATGAATGTAGCATAATTCTCCTTTGCGTATAGCTATGCTATAAGCACGGTTACTCAGGGGTTACATCACAGTCAGTAAGGGCATACCATGAGTGTGGGAATAGATCAGATAGGATTGCACTGATCTCACTTGCATACTCAGCAATCTCAGCTTGAGCATGGGGAGAAGATCGTTGCTTGTAGAACCTAGCGTATGCAGCTAGGCTACCAGTCCAGTACCATTCTGTATAACTACCCAGAGGAAGAATCATTCTGGCTTGTTCTGGGGCAATGCCAATGCGTAGTAAGTTCTTGTACGCAGAGTCACACATATCGACGGCATTTGCATAGATGAGATAGGCACTGTTGCGTAGATCCGTGTCAGCATGTTCTCCTGCTCCTTGTTTAATAGATCCTTCTGGTCTATGTGACCATCGGGGATAGAAGTATTCAGGGTCATCATCTACATAGCGACGACTTATTTCGTTCTCGACAAAGCCAACCTTGTGCTTGAAGAACTGAGTCCTGATTGGAAAGGGAGCTTTGATATGTAGACAGATCTGGGGGTGGGCAAAGGGCGTCCAGTGCCCATGTTTAGCTAGATACTTAATCAGCTTGATGTCTTTGTCATTAAGTTCTTTGCTTTCTTTATTGAAGGATACTCGTGCTGCATTGACAACCATTAGGTCATTGCCCATATGGTTAATATATTTCACGAATCCCTTTGTTCCTATAGTGTTCATTGATTGTTTCTATTAGTTTGTCAGGTGTTGAAGAGCACCTTGGGATATTAAAAAGATATGTCAGTGTAGCACTGCACTTATCCACACAGTCATTGCGCTTAGGCCATAGTCCACCAGTATAGTACCACAAATGACGGGATAGACCATTATATTTGGAAAATCTTGGCAAACTATTTGTATAATTTCTAAGGACTTCCAGGTTATTGAGTTGACCTAGTTTGAAATCTTTATAGTTTTTATACAACCTTTGGTCGGCTTGGATTGTTGTCCATCTTGGCACCATGTCCATGTCAAAGAAATGAATAACAATATTGTCAACCCGTAGGGAGCAATGGTTCCACTTGCAGACAGTTCTCTGCAACATATCTACATATGGAGAGATCATCCTGTCCAGCTTGTAAACTCTCAGGTATAGATTCATAGATGACCCTATGTTCTGTATAAGGTAGGACTACATTACCAGATGGTGTGTACTCTACCATACGAATGGTTACGTCTAGTACTTTAGGCATAGTAAAATAAAAAAAGGGACAGCCTAGGGATTACTCCCCAGACTGTCCCTTTTATTAGGCGAATGCAAGTGCAGCATTCATAACATTAACCTTTTATTAGGCAAATGAAAGTGCAGCATTCATGACATCGACCTTCTCCTTGGCACCCTTGCCAAAGAGAATGTCGTTGAAACGATTCTCTGACTTCTTCTCACCACGATAGATCTGCTGATGATCCAACCAGTAGGTGATTGAATTCATTGCAGTCCAGAGGTTAGCACCAGAGTGCTTGACCTCAGAGTCGAATGTATTAGACCACTTGACAAGGGTAGAACTAGCCGCCTTGTTGTCAGCAATCTGATCATCATTCATCGGAGAGTCATGGATATCTCCGAACATATTCATATACACATGAGTCCAGAACTTCTGGACAAACTCAGTAGTCACTTCCTTGCAAGCAAGACCATTAGCCTTGACTTCAAACTCCTGAGTGCGAAGCTTCCAGTTCTCAATTGCCTCGACCATAGAGTCAAGGCGATCCTGGATATTTCCAGTATGCTTGAGAGAGATAAGCATATTGTTCTTCTTGCCCTGCCGAAGAGCCATGTTAAGGGTGTTCTGGCAAATAACACGAATGCTAGTAGGCAAAGAACTAAGGGGCCATTGTCCATCATGACCATTGGTAAACAGAGTCATGGGAATGTTGACATCATTCTTGGGGCCAACATCAAATGCATTGCCACGCATTTGAACAAAGACACGACTGCCATTACTGAACGAACCAGCAGTCTCGATACGAACATCAGATCCTTGCAGTCGTTCGCAAAGATACATCAGCTCTTCGTTCTGAACGACCTGATAATCAGGACCGACAACGCCAAGGATATGGTCGTTATCGTCACGGGTGGTGGCAAAGAACCGATTGGTTCCATGCCAGTCCTGATCATTTTCAGACAGAACAAAGATGGGACGCTTGCTTACAGTCCAATTGAGATTGGCCTGATTAATTGCTTCGTCCATAGACAACCCATCAACGTGGGTTCCGATAGTATTAAATGCGCTCAATGAGCTTCATCCTTTCAATGAAAGTAGTAAATGGATACCACTCTCGGTTGTACAATACCCATCCGTCATCAGAGAAATCAGCAATGATTCCCCGATCAAACAGATCATTAATGATACCAGCGGTTGAGGGATCCGTATTGCGGATCAGTTTCGATTTCGTTGGGTTCATTTCCATACTCATCGTATCCATACATTGGATCGTCGTTGGGATCGAACTCATTATCCCAGGTATTATCAGTAGATACCATGATTTTCCGTATGAGGAATGTTACGAGCAAGGCACAGCATCTTCTCAATCTCATCACTGAGATCAACGAGATTGTCATAGGTAAGACCAATTCGCTTACCATCAACCTCAATGTAGATGGAAGGGCCGTAGTTGTAACTACGATTCGTTTCAAACGAAGTAGTCATATTTAGGGTAAGCTTCTCAGGAATAGTAAACGTATAGCCTGAGTACGCAGAAACAGAATTATTAGTTGCCATGGTAGATAGATTCCACAATCTTAATGTTACGAACCATTACAGAGTCACGGGGATAGGGCTCGATAACGTATCGAACCCCGAGAATATTAGCAAAGATAGCAGCATTCCGAATGGAAGTAAATACTGCAATGCAAACCTTAGAATCATAGTGGTTGTTTGGCTGACAAACAAACACACAATGAACATCATTATCGTGCTTAGGACTCAGCATTTTGTGTACCTTCAGATATTCTGAGGAGTGATATCAATAAATTCCTGACAGTCGGGACCACCCCAACATTCATTAATTTCTTCATTGATAACCTTGGTCAAGATACGACCAAGAGTTTTCTTATCCATATCTCTATAGCCAATGACATTGACACCAATCATCTTAAGAGCATCAATAACCTTTAAACAATTGGTTGCTTTTACTTGCTTAAGTGAATAGCCAGCTTGGTTCAACATCTTACGATTGGTTGTCTTAGGTGCATTGAAGTCGATAAAGATTGCAGCTTCCGTTTTAGAAATCTTTTTGGTTTCTGCATACTTTGCGATCTTGTCTGCACGAAGGTTACGTTTACCTTGAATGAATTCAATATTTATCTTATTCATAGTTATTTACCACCATCCAATAATGGAGGCTCCTTCATCTTTAACAACCTTGAACCATTCAAGGATGTCTTGTGCCTGTTTGAAATCAATTTGATAAGAATCGTTACATCCAGAGTTGTTAAACTCTGCGAAGATAACTGGGTTAGTCAGCTTAGAAAGAGATTCATACATCTCTGCTACGACATCTGCTGGAATCTCCTCTTGATAGAGGGAAACATCAGTGCAGTACTCAACCCAATCATTATAAACCTTGCCCCTGAAGGAGTTACCACCACCAGAGAACAGACCTCCGCAGAGATTGTTCTTGGGGAACAACTCGTCAGGGACTAGGTTACTAGCCTCAGGATCATTGTTAAACTTGTGATGATCCTTTCCGTATGCTGCGTATGTATCCAAGCCCATGATTGTTCCTATACTTAGGTTTAATACCTAGGTATAATAATAACTATATTATTATAAACCTAGGTATCTTAGGTTTAAAGCCCTAGCTATATACTAGGTTATAAATAAAACAAGGTTTTAGTATTACCCAAAACCTTGCTTTACCTTCTTAGAAAGGTAGATTAGAGACAGTTACAAGCTCCTCAGTCTTCTTAGGGCTAGGCTTAGAAAGCTTACCCTTGAGGACAGGAGCCTTAGGATTATCAGAATTAGAGTTGTCCCAAAGGGACACAGGATGGTCTACTCCATTAATATTGACCATCCCATTAAATGCGGGGGACTTGGGATTATTGCTATTGACTCGCCACAGTGCAATCTTGATACCGTTATCCATATTACTTTCCATTAAAATTTGCGGAATTTTTTTAGTACGCTACTGATGATAGTGCCGACGATAGTTATAAATAACCCAGGCTTACGCCTGGGTCACGGTTTCATCTGATGGCTGGTAGGTGTCAAGGCAACCAGTCAACTGAGGAGCCTTGGGATTATCGGATCTGTTCTTCCACAGAACAATCTTGTGCTTGATCCCGTTGACATAGATGTATCCCTTGAAGACAGGGGACTTGTCAGTATGCCGTTCTTGAGTCCACAGGGAGATATTAATCTCCTTGATTTCAGAGATATTGACGGTGATACCACGGTTTCTGAGTCGTTCTACGAGGTTTCCGATCATCATGCAATCTCCAGAGTTCCACCAGTGTTGTTGATGAGGACTAGGATTGTGTCGGTGGGAACACAAGCATAGACGGTTTCTGTGGGCTGGCTTGGATCTTCTGCATACTCAAGGATTGTTTCAATGAGTTGCGAGGGGAATCCAATTTCCCAAGCCTCGTAATTATTAACATCATTCTTACGAGGATGGCAGTAGTGCATGTCGGATGCTTGGATGGACAACGTAATTCCATTACCAAGCTTGACAGGCTTGCGGACTGGGATATAGTCCTGCTTTGCAGAATCCATGATCTTGAAGAATTGTGTCTTGTCCATTATTTACTCCCATAAAGGCGTACTCTCAACGCGAGAGTATATCTTATAAGGGACCGAATTGGTCTGCTCGGTCAACACAGGGTTTAATATCTACAAATAAAGTACCAATTTATTTGCATAGTGCCCTTTGGTGCCACATTACCTTGGGTTTCTTAGACCATAAACAATATCCCATAAGATTATGGTATACTCCGAATTGCCCGCTCGGAGTAACACGGTGAGCATTTAATCAACAACAGACGCCCAGCAATCTGTTGAGGCCCACTTCCACTCGGTGGGGTATAACACGGGCTTGTGGTAAGCCTGCACGGGTGCATCCCGCGTATCCCTACTTGATCTCTCAAGTTTGGGGAGTCCTATACAACCTTGTCTTTTAAACAGGGTTGCGATTAGTTTGTGCCAAGAATCCTGGTATGACTTGGCCTTGACGAATACGTCGCCTTTATGGGAACTTACGGGGGCACCAGCGAGCCTTAATTCAGGCATCCCAAAGGTTTTAGTTTTGAGCCTTTTTGTGACTTGCTCAGGTCTACACATAATGTGCGTCCCACTATTTATATACCGCCTATGGGCTAGGTTGCTTGCGGTAAAAGACCCTATAGCGTTTCCGCTAAGGGGTCCCATGTAACCCTATTTAGCCTGCCCTATATGGAATGTGGGTTTAAGTATTCCATATAAGTTAGCCCTTGACCGTTGAAACTGGCAATAGTTGCCGTAGATGTTTCAAGTCTACGGGTGCCACGGTTGTAGCAGTTGGACCTTCCGTGGTCACATAGGGAATTCCTATAAAATTGTTGGTCGCGGAAATCTGAACAGGTTTGTTCAGCCCATATACGGAACAGTTTTACAGAAATTCCTTATGTGACACGGAAACGCACTATGCTTAACTTCTATTTATACTCGCATAGTCGAGTTCTATCCAGAATGGGATAGCTCATGATGGTTAGAATAGCCTGCTAATCCTGCTGGAGACATTCTAAGGCTTTGGGGGTACCATGACAGGGGTACGCCGAGGAATGTCTGTAATGACCGTATAGCGGCTTTGGGAAAAAAGCAGGTGATGATAGTGCCATGCCCTATTTTCAATAGCAGGCAATGATACTTTACACCCCCTCTGCAATCTAACATCCTTCTAGATCGCTTAAGTATCGTCATCATTGACGAAAACCCACCAGTTACCGTCAAGTAACAGGTGGTAAGAGGTTAAAAGGGCTACTCAAGGATCGGCTCCTGAGTAGCCCCATGGGGGAAAAGATGCTTGGTTAGTTGCGAGACAGCTCTTCGCGCAGTTCCTTGAGCATGCGCTCGCGGCGGCGATAACGCCAATCAGAGATTGCGTCGATAACCTTGGCAAGCGCAAACAGGAGAAGCAGCGAGCAAACCGTGCTCATGATCACCATCCAGATGAAGTTGGCATCAAGCGGCATGGACATCCTCCTGCTCTGCACCCGTCCTGATCTGATCGACCAGGTAGATGCCAGTGGGGAGGGTGCCCTGAGCTGCCCGATGGAGCAGTTCCTTCTCCAGTTCTGCCAAGCGAGCAGAGTCCTTGAGCTGACCGCTGAGGGCCATCTTCACGGAGTTCCGCAGTTCCTTGTCAGTGAACGTGGCGTAAGAACGGTTCGGCTCCAACTTGATGTTGACAGTGATACCGCCAAGCTTCACAGGCTCGTTGGCCATGTGTGGGCTCCTGCTGCTTATAGCAGCCGCTGATATTTACTCGTTTCAGCAACTCAGCACATGCTGACCGAGGACTTCCAGCGATGCAGTGCACACGCACTACACTCGCTCTAAATCGCCCCATGTGCGCGGAGCGCACACAACCCAGAGCGTCCGAGTAGGATGGCTATGCTTAGCACTAGGGGTACAGACTGAAAGGAATTGATAATCTACCTATAAGGTTATAGGTAGGTCAGGCAACAGCCTAACCGAAGGCCCCCCTAGGCGAACCTAGGGGGGCGACGGTTGGGTTGTCAGGCGACAGTAAGGTTGTTGATTAGGCGAGGAAGTGACGGCTCGCCTTGAAGGCAGAGAGATCCAACTCCTCGGGAGTACCGCTCTTCCAGAGCTCCGTCAGGGGGATGCCCTGATCGTTGAGGAACTTGACGAGACGGTTGTTACCCTTGAGGTAGTTGCGGTAGAACACCTTCTTGAACCGCTTCTTGGTGGTGACCAGCGAGGTCGGACGCACACCACGGGCATCGTGAAGGGGGAGCATGTCCTCCTTGGCTTCCTCGGACAGCACGGCTTCGTCAGCCAGCTGGTTGCCATCCTCGGCCTGAACGATGAGCGGAGGAGCGCCCGAAGCACGGGTGCTCTTGACCATCTTCTTGCACCGAGCACGGATAGTCTTGCCATCGGGCAGGGTGAAGGTCTTGATCTCGGACGGACCATTGTCCAGAGTCCAAGTGGTGATCTTCACCTCATCACCATTGGCGAGCGTCCAGACCAGGGGCTGACCACGGTCAGCACACTTGTTGTACGCATCCCGCATGGTCTTGATGAACGCCAGCATCATGGGCGAGATGCGACGGAGCGCGTTGTAGTACAACTTCGCCACCGTCTTGGCATTGTCCACCATGTTCTCCAGTCCAGCCTCAGCGAAGAAGTCGATGGTGTCATCGTTGAACACCTCAGGCGACTTGCTGACCAGCTCCTCGACACGGCCAGGGATCTGCTGACCATTCTCGTCAACGATGCCCCAGTCCATTAGCGTGGACGAGTTGTCGCTGAGGATCATGGCCTCAGCAATCGAACCACGACCAGCGCCGTAGACCATCGGAGTGCCAGGGATCTTGGCGACCGACTTGGACGGCATCCAGTTGCCATCCTTGTCCTTCTCGCAGAAGAACGGGGCAAGAGCCTGATCCGCACACCGAGCCCAGCCAGACTGAGCCAGCTTGAGCCACAGGGACTCCTTCTTCTTGCTGCCCTGGATGTTGCAGAAGTGGGCCAGACGGCGGCATCCCACCATTGCGGAGATACGCATCGGACCATCGGAGGTCGCGTCAAGCCAGTAGATCATCTGGCTTTTCTTCTGCTCGATGATCATCTTCATCTCCAGAGCACACGCAACCACCGTGCTGAACTTCTTGTACGAGCAGTGCCACTTGGTGAGGAACTGCTTACACAAGGCAGTCGTAGCGGGACGACCCTTGACAATCTTGTTGGTGATGGGGTCGCGCTCGTTGAGTCCAGTCTGGATGATGTTGTTGACATCAGCCAGGATCTCCTGGTAGTTGCTCTTGTTGACACCACCCTCGTTGAGAAGGTAGTGACGAGCAGCACGACGAATCTTGCGATCCGTCATGTCAATGGGCTTAGCCCACTGGAACATGAAGCGGATCGGACCAGCCAGCATGTAGTTCACACGCTTGGTGGCGTAGAACCGACCCTTCTGCGCCTTGTAACTCATCGTGATGATGTCTTCGGGCTTGTTGACCTTAAGGTACGCAGCCAGGTCCTCAAGGACATAGCTGTACTTGTAGCCACCACCGTTCTCAGGCAGCTTGCCCTTGACGGAGTGGAACAGCGAGAACACCGTTGCCTTGAACAGATCCAGCATCGTGCTGTTGAGGGACAGCTCCATGCTAGACCAGTAGTTCATGGCCTTGCACTGAAGCGGAGTGTAGATCCCATCTGCGGGGTCGTGCAGAGGGAGCTTGTCTCCCAGGAGAATGCGATCCGTGTTGATCACGGTGATCTCCTCCGTCTTGAGGATCTTCCCATTTAGAAGCTTGCGCTCCATGATGGTCGTGTCCAGACGGACAGCGGGATTGGACAGGTGGTTCTCCACCACCTGACGGGCGATGTCCTGTGCAGCCCCCATGTCAGTGACGCTGTTCAGGATCAGCGGCATGACTTGGCTGTACAGGGAGGGGAGAAGCCGCTCCCCACGGTGGGCAATGCCCATCTCGGCGGTCAGTGCCGCCACCATCTTCTCAAGCGGGGTCGTCATTGGACCCAACCTTTCTCTCAGCAGCTGCTGAGAATCTAGCAACCCGCGATACGCACGGGCTATTGTTTCTGGGAGCCGCCCAGATCGGTCCCCTGTCGGGGATGCTACGCAACAGCGCAGCCCGTTGTACCGTGGTGGTCGATCACCACGGTACTCAGGTTGGGCTGTTGCTAGATCAGCCAGTTGTTAGATCAGCCAGTTGTTGATCGTGGCCATGATGGCCTTGATGGAATCCTTGAGATTGGAGGGGATGTACTTGTCATCCATGATCCCAGCCGCATAGTTGCGGGCGACGGCGACCTTGGCCTTCAGGTCATAGATGTCATCCACCTGATCGGAGTTGCCCGCCTTTCCCTTGGCCGACTCAATCAACTTCTCGGCAGCGTGGACCAACTGCCAATCGTTATTGTAGTTGATGTTGTCGTTCTTCACGACAGGCGGATCAACCTTGATGATTCGGCCCTTCTTGATCTCCTCATTGAGATCTCGATTGAGCTCAATCAGGCGCCTGACCTGAGCCATCAAAGAGGAAATCATATCCATGGCTCCCTTCTTCTCATTATTGAGTTCTCGCACGAGCTCCTTCACCCGAATCTCGGCCTTCGCGTGGTCCATTCCAGCTGAATGGAGCTGGTTCTTCAGCTCCTTGATCTCCTCGTCCTTGCGGTGCGAAGTGTTCTGCCAGTTGCGAGTCGTGCTCTTGTAGAACTCCTCGTTTCCTTCCAGAGTCTTGATCTGATCCTTGAGCGCAGCAATCTGCGTCTCCATCTCCTCAAGCTTCTTCATCTGCTTGTCCTCCTTCAGATCGACATTGCCATAAACCACAGGCGGAACATCCGCCCGATTACCCCACAAGGTGGAGGTGGCCACCAGGATGTTCCACGACTTCTTCAACTCCACGAACGGGTTGTACATGTGGGCCAACAGGTACACCACGAACATGGCAATGAGGATGCCCGATGAGATGGAGAACATGGCCGTGATCGGCGTGCTCTCCACCGAGGCGATCCCGACCACCGTGAACACGGTGGCAAAGACGAGGATGGTGGTGGTGATGATGGCGAGGATGAGGTTAACGATGGTCTTCATGTGGCTTTTTACCTTTCGACTGACTCCCCTATGATCCCCCAGGGGATGAGGGGGGACGCACTCACCGTTGAGGTTGTCCCACCCTCACAAAAATTTGCGACCCCTAAGTCGATTTTCCTAACCCCAATCTTACAATCCTTCTGGAGCTTTTTCAAAGGAAGTTGCTTCTTTGCTTAGTGAAGGTTTACTGGTTGGTGGTTGAACCTGTGGTTGTTGAACCTGTGGTAGTTGAACTTGTGGTGGTTCTGTAGTTTCTTTCTTTCTGGGTTTTGGTTCTGGTAGATTGTTTGCCTTAGTACGAACATAGTCGTTTAACAATGCTTTTTCATTCTGGAACTTCATGGAATTGACATTTGGTCTATAACCTGGAGTTACATCCCGTACCCATTGTTTCCATTGTCCTTCTGTACTGGCTGAATTATAATACTTCATTGCTTCACCAATTGCAGTTTTCTTATTACTTCTACTCGTTCTACCAAAGGTTCCTGGGTCATGTGCAAGTTGTGCAAGAATTCTAAAGTGAGCAGCACCGAGGTCAGCAGGAAGAATTGGACCAAACTTTAAATAGAGTTGCATTGTAGCATCTGTCCAAGTAGCTTCTGGTTCAGACATATCCTTGAAGAATTTAATTGAATCCATAAGTGTAGAACCTAATGCGCTTTCCTGAACGGAAGAATATAATCCACCACCAAGGCCACCCTCTACAGCTCTATAGCTATAGTTAGAAACAAAACCAAGAATATTATTCTGGAATGTTGGATGTCTTAGTAGTAACTTGACTGTTTCAGACCAGTTAATTTGGTTCTTTTTGGCTTTTTCTAGAACTTCATCTAGTTCCCAAGCACCACGGGCTAGTGCAAGTATGGTACCATACAAGGCATCCATAATAATGTTTAACATGAGATGTACACCAAACTTTACAGGAGAAGCAATAGAACCTCTACGCAATAGTTGTTGTGCCATGAACAAGGATGGATAAGACTTATAGAATGTAATGAGTTCTGCTGCTAGGTTGTTTACCGAAGGAGCATCCATTGATTTTCTAGTTACCATTGCCATTTGAGTATAATCACCCATGAATCGACTCAATGAAGCTACGGTTTGTCTCAGGTCGTTGATATTGAATGGATAAGAAGCAGAGGGATTAGTTAGAAGGTCTTGTTCGATTTTAAATAAATCCTGGAACATGACGCATCCACGGAAAACCATTCTATGTGTTCTAACCCAATCCAATACTTCTACACACCTACCCTCAAGAATACCAGATCTAACTAGGTATACTGCTTCTTCTTGAGTCATTGAAACTCCAGACTTCTTAAATAGTTCTCTTACATCTGCAACTGATTGTGGAGAAGTTGGGTTTTTACGGAGTTCATCTCGTAATCTGGATAATCCTTTATTACCAAGTAGTCTTACAATATGGCGATTAGCTTGTGCTTCATTGGCAACTCGTAATGAACGCATGACATTGGAATTGGATCTTCTTAGAGTTTCCATAAATCTAGAACCCCATCCCATCTTTTCAACTAAAGCTGAGGAGTAATCAGCATTGTTAAAGTTATGTGGTAACAGTGGGGATGTACTTTCTTCCAGGAAGAATACAGAGTTTCTTGCCATATCTCTTCTAGTATGTCTTCTTAATGGCACTACTTTAATATCTGGTTTAGAGTTTTCAAAACGAACACTTGGAACCCACGCATAAACAGTTTCTAAAGCCCACGAAGGAATTGCTTGTATAGAGAAATCTCTACCTAGATAGAATAAATCTAGTATTGTTCGAATAGGATTAGTTGGGCTAACTGTATTCCAAAGTGTTGTTGTACCTTCAACAAGGAAAGTTGCAACGTTAATATTAGAACCCCATCTAAGCACTACTGCATTCTTAGCTGCTGAGTTTAACCATTGCATAGCCGCACCCATCTCTAGATCATTAACTGTATTAGTTCCTCTAGCTTCGTCTACAGCTTGTCGTAAACGACTAATACTTGCCTTCATCCATTTGGTTTGGTTTTCAGCCATTACCTTAGTTCCATTGGTATCCAATAGACTAATTTGGTGGATACCAGCACCTGTTCCTGGTTTATTGGCTTCTTCTAACATCTTAAGAACTTGAGCAAAGGATAGATATACACCATCTACACCAATTGTTCTATTAACAATAATTCTTTCAATGGCATCATAAACAGTACCACGAAGGAATGATTTAGTAATTGTATCTACACCAGTCTCAAAAATCTGTTGGATAATGACATCATTGCTGGTATAGATATCATTACTAGTTGGCATCCATGATTTTAGTTTACCCATTACTGAGTTCTTACCAAGTTCTCCTGTAAATTGCTCAGCAAGAATATCATTAATACTTTTGCCAACTAAAGATTGTTTTCTATATTCAGTTGCTTTTGGATAATAACCTAATACTTCTTGGTATAAACTGGTTGCTTGTAAACCAGCTTTATCTTCAGATATTGAACGATTCTCTTGAATAGCCTTTATGTAATCATTAACAATTAATTGTTTAACTTCGGTTTGTGTTACCAAGTCAAGAGCATCATCAAGTGAAGTAGTATGATTTCTTAAAGCATAGCCTAACATTTTAATTTCATTGTTAATCAGGGTAGTAATTGGTTTTACTGTTCCCACGTTATTATCAACGTTAGCTAAAGCTGTTTGTGGTTGTGGTCTACCTGTATCTCTTTGTAGTTTTTGTTGATGCTTGATTGATGCTTGAGCAAATAGAGCGTATAACATATGTTGTCTATTCTCAGATACAGGTATGGTTGTATCAGGAACAAAGTTATATGTTCCTCCAAATCCGCCATTTGTAATGACATGGTTTTGAATGTTGCGAATTACTCTTTCATCATCAGCACTTAACTCTAGTGGTAAAGAACCAGCAGCATGTAAACCTACTGCACTGATAGGAGCTTTAATTCCATCCCTCTTAAGAATATTTAGTTTTTTATTCTTAACTAGTTCTCTGATACTTTCAAAACCCTTGGTCATTTCTGTTGGACCAACTAAAGAATAATCCTTTAGTCTAATTGGGAATCTATCTAAAGAATCTGCATCTTCGGCAAACTGAGAATCAACCATGATATCCCGAGCACGACTACCAAAAACAAACCAAGCATCTGTTAATGCATCTGAAAATTGTATTTGTCTAGCGTCTGCGAGTTTGCTTGGTCCTGGTTTTCCTACATTATTGAGTCGTTGTACGACATCTCTAACAATATTTAAATGGATATCTGGTCTATGTGGGAAAGCATTAGAGCATTCTCCCCAAATATTATTAACATTTTGAACATAGGGATCAACCATTAATTTCTGTTGGTCTAAACCACCAGCATATAAACGATTTTCATCTGGCTTGCTGGTATTGGGAGATAGTCCACTGACCGTAGGAGCAAAGCTACCTCGTGTTGTTGCCGCATGGTTATCAATTAAGAATGCCATACCAGCTGAAGGTGCAAATGGAGAATTCCAAGTTAACTCTAGTCCATTGAATGTACCAACTAGATATTGTTGTAATCCTGTAGAAATCCAGGATTCAGGCATGAACTTACGAACTACACCACCCATAGTTCTAATGTCATCTGCTCTCATTCCCTTTTGTTCAATAGCATTTGAGAATAGTCTTGATAGAATAGCTTTTGAAGTTTCTTCGTCTTCTATATCCTTTGGAGAAATAACTCTATTATCTTTTGTAAGAGTACCACCAAGATTATTTAGTGTTCTTTCTACCTGTAACTCACTTAATCCAAACATTGTAAGAGAATCAAGTTTAGATGCTTGATCTTGTAGTTGTTGTCTAGTATCAGCTGTTGTTAATGGATCATTGGCACGATCCAATAGTTTTTTAATTTTAAGTTTAGTAGCTGGATCTGTTCGTTTATTATCGTGTGTTGTAGCCTGTTGACTATAGGTATTAAGTACTGCATCAGGATTTGCAACAGGTCCAGTTCGTTTTTCAGCCCCTGTTCCAATAACAGACATAACAACTTGTTCAACTGGTTCCATTAAACCAGAATACTGGGGATTAAATCGAATAGCATTAAAGGTTGTAAGGATACGTTTTGTAAGGCTTCTAATTCTATAGAATGCTCGTTTCCAAAGATTAAAGGCATCTTCTGCTTCAGCATATTTAGTATTAAGGGCAATGATTGCTTGCTCTGCACCAAGGACTTGTCTTAGTAATAAGAAAGCTCCCATGTGAGCAAAGAACTCGTCTGGGTTTGATTTAGCATATGCAACTTCTTTTTCAATTGTTGCGTAGCTCTTTCCATTATTCATAGACATAAGCACATCACGGATCATATCAGTGCTTCGTGAGGATTCGAATACACCCTTGATTTTTTTCCATTCAACTGAATCAGTTTCAATATACTTAAGTCTAGCAATGTGTAGGATTTCTTCTGCAAACTTAAATAGGACTTGATTTTCAGATGTTACTTTTAGTGCTTTAAAGTTTAAGCCAATTGTAAATCTACCATCTTTTCTCATAGCATTCATGAGTGTATTTGTACCATCTAGAATCTCTAAAGAAAGATTATCAAAGATATCTGGTTGATTTACACCCACAGTTCCAATGACCATTAACTTCATATCACGAAGCCAAGGAGAGATAATACCATCAGCTACCATCTTGTCTAACATATTTACAATGTTTTCCGCAGCAATTTTATGATTGGGGTTTGTAAAAGAGTTAATAAAGTTTTCTCTGTCAGTAAAGACTGTTGGGTTTCCGCCATTAGCTGCTTCTGGAATATCTGCTTCTTCAACTTGAGGAATAGTTTGAGTGATCATTCTAGCTTGGTTAATAACACTTGTAATTCGTGTTCCACTTGCTTTATCAGTTGGATTTAAACCAGAGTCACTAAAGAGTTCTTCTCTAAATCGTCTATCAATTGTATCTCTAGATACTTCATATCCACGATCTCTTTCAAGAATAGCTAAGGCTTTATACAATAATGGGTCTTGTTCAGCAGGGGTTGCGTGCATGGTTTGAACCATTAGATCAACCATAGGATCAACTTGTTTTCTAAGAGCACTGATTTGTTTTGGATTCTTTAGATTTAAATATTTTGGTAGTTTAGCAACTGCAAATGCATTACCATGAACTTCAAATGACAAAGCTAACATCTTAACCTCTAAATAAGATTGCATATGGGCTGGTCTTTTTGGTTCCTCAGCAATAGCATCTAATAAGAACTTTTCAAGTACATCAGCTATATTTTCAGTAACCTCTACTCCATTCTTTTTTCCTGTTCGGGTTAGGTTTAGTTTTCTAGCTTTTTGTGCAACAGCCATTACTTTGGTAAAGTAAACAGCATCTGCTGTTGGTACAGCTCTTATTTTTCCACCTAGTACGATTGGAATTGTATTTGTTGATTTATAATAAGAACCAAAGTTAACAACTCGTTTTGGATTACCAGCAAAATCTTTAGATCTTGGATCTGTTAAGACTTCTAGTTGATCATTTACATTTTCAGGTGGATTTGTATCCTGTAATAGCAATAATGCTTCAGATTCAACATCAGTATTATCTCTAACTTGTTCAAATAATCTAGCTTGTTCTTCTCTAACTAAAGGATCAACACTAGATTGAAAGACATTAATTTCTTTGTCTGTAGCTAAAGCTAATTCATAGTTTCTAAAGAAATCATAGTTTTCAATTGCATTAAGCAATTGATTAAGCATTGGTATAGTAAATTGGTGTAAAGTAATTGGATTATCAACTTGAGTATAAACAAATGGTTGACCTGATGAAATACCTTGATAGGTTAGTGGATTATCAAGAGTATCAGGTTCTTTAATTACCCTACCTTCTTTATCTCGTAGTAATACTCTACCTTCTTCATTATAGGCAAATTCAAAATTAGCATTAATCTCAGCCATTGCCTGAGTCATTTCCACATTGATCTTATGCATAATTTCTCGCCAAACTTCTGGCTCGTTTACAGGATCAATGCTTTCTGGGATAATAAACCCAGCTTTATCTCTAATAAGTCCTGGAATTACTTTTCCGTGTGAAATCCATTTATTTACAATAGGAGTAATAAGTTTACGACCAATCTCTGAACCTAGAATATCAGCATACATAACTAGAATTTCTTGACCAAAGTTTACAACTGGTAAACCTGTAGTCCCAGGAAGATTTGTACGTCCAGCTATGCCACGAACAACATTACCAGGATAAATTGTAATACCATACTTTAAACCCATAAGTCTTTCAATTTGTCCACTATGTGAAAGATAGTTTAATAGATTTCCATACATTACTCTATCTGGGTATCTTGCTCTGAGTTTATCAATATCTTCTAAAGTAACTTTATTAGTATCTTCAGAAATCATCAAATCAATAGTAGAATATCTTTGCTTTCCTCCTAGTGAAGATGCAGTAATACCAAGTGTTCTACTTAAACCGTCATGATACTTAATAACAGCAGTCTTAACTTTACGATCATCTTCTCCAGTATTTTTGTCTGTAGACTTAATAGTTCTTAGTGTTCTAACAGATGGCAAGAAAGCTCGATCATGTATTTTTTTAATTAAGAATAGTTTACCCCAGTTTTTAGATTTAACTAAAGAATCTAAACCGTGGGCAACACCGAAAGCAACTAAAGTATTTTCTAGTGTTCCAGCTAACTTTAGTTTTCTTGCATCTCGCCCAGCACCCAATGCTAGTAAACCATCAACATCTTCACTAGACTGTGGAATCATAGGCATTTGATCTTTAGAATAACGATAAACAAATCCTCTATCTTCTGTTGGAATAACGTTATTTGGATCTGACCCTGCTGCATCTGCTCGTTGCTGAGCTAATTCTAGTAAACCTAGACCCTTATTCATGGAGATGTTTAAACCGTTTTGTACTCTAATTAAACTGTATATGCCTCTTTGAGTAAAATCAAAGTTTGCATAGAATGGTCTTAATGCACCAAACCCTGGCATTTTTGTATCTAGTACTGCAACATCAGTAGCATCTGTAATATCATCTCTAACTGTTGTTCTAAATCTAAGTCTATTTGCAGCATTGCCAGCGGCTTTGCTTCTAAATTCTCTTAGTTCTCCGATGGTTATAGAGTATCCATTACTAAATGTAATTTTCTTACTATCGGGAAATCTACCTGATTCCATAAACTTAGCTTCTTCATAAGCTTCAATTTCTGTTGCGGATCTTTTTTCTACTTCTTGGAAGAAATTAGAAACACTTTCATTTTCTGGATCATACCCTAATTCGGCTGGTGGTCTATAGAACTTTACAAGATCTAATAAGATTTGTTTATTAAAGAGTTCATTAAAATCTTCAGTTGTTTTTTCTCTATCTGCAATATCCCACATACCACGTTGATTAATTTCTTTTCCTTCTACAACCTTTGGTTGTGCATACTTAGGTCCTTCTGGACCAATACCCCACCAACGAACCATGTGATTACGACCTGAGGCTGGTTCAATTCCATATCTAAAGTATACATCATTATTAAGAACACCAAGATAATCTTCTGGTGTTAGTGGAATACCAAGAATAGTACTATGAATTTCAGCTACATCCTCTTGAACTTGATATCCTGTGGTAGCTCTACGAGCTAATCCATAAACCATTAGGTTTCTTTTAGCTGCCTCTTCGCCACCAGAAAGTAACTTATTCATCTCAAAAATATGATCATTATAGTACTCATTGTTAGTTTTCATTTTATCAAAATCAAGTTTTGACCAATAGTCTGCTGCTTCTGATATTCTAGCTTCATATCGTTTCTTAGTTTCTTCGATAAACTCATCTCTAGATTTTCCAAGTGGTATAACCCTATCGGAAATAAATCCTAAAACAGTATCTAGATATTCTTGCAAACTTGTAATGTTTTCTTCTCTAGTTGCTTTTTCCAATAAGTATGGTTGTTCTTTTGGATTTGGAGCGTTTGCTGGAGTTAGTCTTTGACGTGCTCTATCCATTAATAGTTGCTTTAAAGCTTCAACATTTTCTCTAGAGTATCCAATAGCTTCATCAATAATTCTACCCTCACTAATAATTTTTGAGTGAGTAATAAAACTTGCTAGGATTTTAATTTCTTCTTCACTTAGTCTAGATGCCTTTGGTAATTCATCATTCTTACCCTCTAAACCAGTTCTAATACCAGGGTATCCTGCCATGTAGTATGCTGGTGTAATAGCACCCTTTAAGAAATCCTTAATTGAATCTCTATTACCACTATAAGCACTATTTAGTTTTAGAATAATGTTATTTACATGGCTAGGGATATCTGAATTAGTTGGGTCAAACTTTTGTCCAATTGGAGAATTTGGATCTAGTAGTTGAAATAGATACCCAGGAGCAGCATCATTTCCGATTAATAGATTAAATAACTTAAATCTTGGGTCTTCTAGTTCGCGTTCACCAATTACAATCTTTTGTCCGATTGGGTCTATAATTGGGTTTCCGTCTTTATCCTTAACCCCAAGAGCTTGTAAAACCTCAACAAAGATTTCACTACTACCACCACTACGGTATGCTACAAGTTGAGCCATAATGGTGTGCTTACCCATGTACTTCCAGTCAGCTTTATTGCTAGAATCCCATGGATTAATTCCATTTTTAATAGACTGTCTAATTTGTTGAATACCGCGATCAAATGCTTCTAATAAAGCCTTTTCTGTTTCTGGACTCATAAATCCAAAGTTAGTCATAAAGGCTAGTTGCTGAATACCACCAGCAAAAGTTACGGCAGCAGTAGCAGCACCTGGGTTAATAAAGTCTTCTGCATAGAATAGAGGTCTTTCTCCTGCCTTACCTCTAGTTAAAAAGCGTTTAGGAGCATTCATGCCAATGTATTGGCAGTCGTGGTTAATAGACATTAGCAATCTTGGGATATCAAACATTGCTTCTGCTGTTTGTAATCGTCTTTCATCTAGATTTGGAATAGATGCAATAACTTCTCTGGCTGCAACATCTGGAGAAATATCTAAAACAGTTTCTTTTAGATACATAGATAACTGATCTCCAGGGCCTTGTCTTCTTCGTTCGGTTAAGAACTTTTCAATTTCTGGAGTTATCTTAACAGTGTGAGCCCACTTAAGTCGTTGTCTTAGTTTATATCCTTCGTAAGCAATTAACTCATCTACAAGTGGGTGTGGTTGGGACATATTAACATTATTTCTATTTGGCATTCCATAAACCTTGGGTCTATGCTTACCTTGAACCATATTCTCATTTGCTGTTTTAATTTGAATAGATTCCATAGATTCACCCTGGTGTACAAGAACATCCACAACTCGTACACCTGGCTTAGTATCCATAATTACTTGTGCAATAGCTTGTCCTACTTCGTTTGCTGGTTTCCAATCAAGGGTTCCATCACCAAAGTTTGATAAACTAGTAAAATCATCTAAATGACTGTATAAGAAAGATTCAAGTACATCTTTCCAGTATTCATGCTCTGTTTCACCAGGATTAATTTCTCTAGGATTTACTCGTTCCTTTAGTCTATCTGCAAACTTAAACTTATTTTCAGGTTTTCTAATAAAGTTAATAAAGGAATTAAGAACATGTGTAATGTATATCTCTGGATCTTTTTTATCAGTAGAGTCTACATTGTACATATTTGATTCATTATATGTACCCTTAGCAAATCCTTCTCTATTAGAAACAATAGATACTACATCTGGGTTTAATCCACTATTGCTATAATTTAATGAAAGTACAAACCCAAATGTTTCGAATTTATTCTGTAATTGGGCTTTAATTCCTTGTTGGAATTCCTGTGCTTTTTGAGCTAAGGCTGCTTCATATGATGTTTCTTTTCCAACCTGAGCTTCAATAGCAGCTTTAATTCTTTTAAATCTATCTTGAGATGCTTTATTTGGAGATGCGGCTAAACCAGCCATTAGCCATTCAGCAAGAATGTCAAATATCTTGTCTGCATCGTAACCAACTTCAGTTTCATAGAAAGCAGTCTCTAGGATATCATTAATCTTTTCGTTTCGTCGTCCTAGTTCACCCATACTTTCGATTGGACTAGACTCAAAGACATCTCCAGTTACGTTTAAGTTTAGATTAGACATTGGTTGTCTTACTTCAGCAACAGTACTTTCATTAATTCTAAGAGTACTGGTTTCTTTCTGTGAAAGACCAACAAATAAATCCATTGTTAAATAGACATCATTAATACTATAGGCATCAAATCGTGACCAATCGCCAGATGATGTAGCCTCAAGCCACATTGGTTCGATACCCTTACCAGCTTCAAGTTCAATTGGCTTATTGTCATCTTCTTTATCTTTAACAGAACCACCATCGAAGATAAATCGTCCACCCCCGAATGGTGGTGGTGCGGTTCTATTGAATACTTTCTTATCTCCTGTGGTATTTGTAATTACAATTTCCTTAAGTCTCTTACCTTTAGTAGAAACCTTAGATTGCCAGTTAGCCGCAGGAATTGCTGAAGTAATATGTGCTAGTAAATCAAAGCTTCTTAAACCCACTCTAGTAAGTGTATCAACGTCATTAACATGTTGTTGTAAATATGCAAGATCATAATTATTTCCATTATAAGTACCAACCTTAAAGCCTTCATTTTGGGCTTGATCTAGTTTATCAATAACGGATGATATTTGATCTTTTGTTAGGGGTTTTCTAGCTTTTGATTCGTCTGGAGAAACATCCAGAATATTAACAAGTTTACCATCAACATTAACTAATATTTCAATCTTTAGGTTAATATTTCCAACGGCATCAACTTCTCTTGTGCAAAGTTGCATGGTATATACTTGTTCAACTCGGGAATCATCATTTGCTTCAATGTCTCCACGGGCTTCAATATCAAGTGTAATGAGTTTATCAAACTTAGAATTAAATTCAAAATCTGTATATTCTAGTAGTTTATCTGGATCAACACCAGTAGATCGTAGAAGGTTTTTACCTAAACTTCCCCGATCAATTGTAGAAATAGTGGAGATTTTTCTAGGTACTGAAATTCTTGTTCTAGCCTTTTCCCAAGCTTTAGGACCAATATCCATCATCTTAGGATCTAAGATTTGTAATAAAACCTTTTCTGGTATTACACCATTAAAGTAGCTAAATCCATAAACAGTTCGGAGTCGTCGTAAAGCTGAATCAACAATACGAACCAATTCTTCATGGGTATTAACTTTATTGCTTTCTGGAATAACACCCTTTTGAGCATCTGGGTGAGCCATTGCTTCTTCGATTTCTAAAGTAGGACCAAAGGTAGGATCCATTGCTTCTGGTGTTGTAGGATCAGTAAGTTCTTTACCTAAGATAAAGTTGTTTAACTTATTAATAGCCTCTGAACTTAGTTGTCCTACATCAGCTGTAAAGAATCCTCCACGATATGTAGAGATAACTTGGCTTTTCCAAATATTACTAATATCCTCAATATCTACTGTATTTTTATCAGGATTCTTTTTTTGAGACGCTTCAACAGCATATTTTCCAAAGGCTTCTCTAACCATTTCAACAGGAATCTCACCAGTCGAAAGTGCATAGTTTTTTAGATATTCAATTCGTGCTTGTCTACCTGATTCTGCGATGGTTGCAAGTTTTTCTCTTTGAATAACCATTTGTTTGGCAGTTCTAGCAGCGGCAGAATAATTTATTGTAAGGGACTGTGCTCCTTTGGTAATTAAACTTGTCTTTAGTGTTTGAACTTCTCTTGTTAAACTATCTATAAACTTAGCTAATTCAGTATCCCCAGTAAGTTTATTTATTTCTTGTTCTAGTTTCTGAAGTGTTTCAATTCTAGTATCAAATCCCTTACTTAGTTTAACTAAGTCTTTATTTTTCTTCTTATGTTCTACAATAAAAGCATCAATCTTAGTTTTTTCTGCTTTAGTTGTAGCCTTTTTTCGTTGTTCTTCTAGCGCGGTTAGTTCATCATTTGCTTTTGTAACTCTAGCACGATCTAGTTTAAGTTGATTTGCTAACTTTACATAAGTATTGCGTAAGGTTTTTACCTTTTCATCTACAGTACTATCTGCTACTAGTTCGGTTAGTGATTGAATTAACTCTAGAATTTCAATTTTAGTTGTAAGTTCGACTGAACTCTTTTCATCTCTTTTACGATTTTCTTCTCGTTTCTTTAAGGCTTCTTCTTCCTTTGTAAGAGCAAATCTTAGTTTAGTTACTTGATCATCATTTCCATTTTTTTCGTGGATTGCAATTAAATTCTTAATGATTTTAATGTTTTCATGCTCAATGTTAATGACTTCATCAATATTAACACCTGCTTCTAACATAAAAACAGCTAGTTCGTCCAGTTCGGAAGGATTTAAAATCTTTTGTAATGCGCCTTTTAAGTTACCAACTTCACTGATTACATCTAAACCAGTTGAAGTTAATCCTCCAGTAACTTTTCCCCAAAGTTCTTGTAATCGCTTGCCTTCTGTTTCTGTGTATTCAGTCTTTTCATCTTCTCTAATTTCAATTAAAAAGTTAATTGCTGCTTCCCTAGCGTCTTTATCAGACATAGATGGATTAGCTTTTTGAATTTCTTTAGCCTTATTGTTGATTCGATTAATATCACAGCGCATTAACTTTCTCCTTTAGCAAGCATTAAGAATATCCAATGGATTACTTTCTGCTGTATTTAAAAATATTTGTAACTTTACTAAATCGTTTTTATTGTTAAGAATAGCTCTATTAATCTTATTCTTAATTTTATTTTTTAGAGAGATATCTATATCTAGATTATCAATTTTTTGACCAAGTGAAACTAAAGTAGTTTCTAACTCTGTGGTTAAGGTCATTCCTGCTGGTTTGCTAAATCCACCAAGTGGTTTAGTTTCTACTGGTTTAGGCACTACAGGAGCAGCCTCAGGAGCCACAGGAGCAGCCTCAGGAGCCACAGGAGCAGCCTCAGGAGCCACAGGAGCAGCCTCAGGAGCCACAGGAGCAGCCTCAGGAGCCACAGGAGCAGCCTTAGGAGCCACAGGAGCAGCCTCAGTTATTCCAGCCTTAGCGGCTTTTTCTTCGTCTCTACGTTCTCTAGCACTCTTTGGTTTTGATGGTTCTGTAGTTTCTGCGGGACCCTTAGGATCATCGACAGTTACGGACCCTGATTCAGTTTCTTTTAGTGCTTCTATACTATCTGAAACTATTTTACTAACTTCTGATGAAGCAAACTCATTAGTTCTACTTTCTGTTGCTTTTAGGGATAAAGACTTAAGTAAGAATTCTAAATTACTAGTTAACTCATTAGCAATCTTTTCTCTATCAGCTGGATCAACTTTTTCTAAAGATTCAGTATATTTGTTTTGTAGGTATTGTACCCGTCCTCGTTCAGCATTATCTGGATTAGTTTGTTCTATAGACAGTAGTGCAGCTAAATCAGCAGCTCCATCTGAAGATAAGAATAGTCTATCTCCTTGCTTTACAATAATACCTTCTTTAATTGCAGTGTCTATTGCTGCTTTTCGTTCTTTAGTTGTTTTAGGATTATTATAATCAGTATTTAATTCTTCTACTAATCCTTCAATATGAGCAAAGGCTTCTGGCATAAATGCACCAGATCCTGGCGATGCTTTATTGACGTTTCTTATCAACATGGATATTCTTTTTGCAGAGTCTTCTTTATTTGCTAGATCTCCTACTGTATTTCTTTCTATAGAATCAGAGAGAATAACCATTCTCATTACTTGTTTAGTTCTAGCTGTTTTTTCCGCTTCACTCATTGAGTCATAAGCACCATAGAACTGTGATAAGTAGTGTTCCATTTCCATAACTTTAGCTGGATTAAGTCCAAGAATTTTGGATTGTGTAGTTAAACCGCCTTTTAATAATTTACCAAAAATCCAATTTTGTCCTCTAGAGGGACCATATAATACACCTCCTAATAGGGGTTCAGCCCACAATCCATCCACAGCATTTGACCAAATCATATATGGGTCATAACTATTTCTTATGTCTTTTTGCATATCAATAGTTTGTCCTAAGAATTCTTGAAAACCCTCTTCGACAAAACCTTCAATACTTTGATTAAGTAACCACGATCCAGCTTTTTTTAACTTGGATGTTTGTTTTACTGTTTCAACTCCTGTTAAAGCACCTCTTGATTTTCTTAGGTTTAATACTTTACCTATTCCAGATACAGTATAATCAGCAAAGTTAACTGGTAATGCAGCATTAACCCCTCGTAAAGCTCTTCCAAAACCTTCCATACCGCCCCAAGCTAAACCAAAGAATTTAGTTTTATTAACTTTAGTTCCTAAAGATGCAGTTTCAGCTAGTCTTTCTAGTGTAGTTAGATTTTTGGCTGTTGTTAGTGAAGTACGGGCTACGTTTAAACCCGATGCAACGGTTCCTACGCCACCTGTTAAAGCCGTAATTGCAGTTTGTCCTACAGCATCTCCTGCAACCAGTGTATGATATGCCATAGTTCCAATGCCACGTCCAGCCCATCCAAACCAACCATCTCTAGCTGTTCTTGTTTGAATAGCTTTTGAAACACCATTCTGAATTAATGCACTGTTTATATATCCAAAAACTTCTCCAGATGTTCTTGAAAGTTTTATTTTATCTAAGTCTACACCCATTAATGTTAAGGTCATAGCTAATGGCTTGTCTTCTAGGATTAGATTATAAACCTCTTCTCCAGGGATTTGTGGAGTGTATTTTTTAGCCACAACTCTAGGATCACTAATACCAGATCCACCAAACTCAAAACCACTAAACCAGTGAGCAGCAGCGTCTACTACAGGAATTACAGTTGGATCTATCCAAGCACTTCCTATTGAGTATTTATCGCTAATACCTAAACCTACAGATCTATCAGCTAAACCATAATTACCAACACGACTATAACGAGCCCAGTTATTAGGAGCCGCTAGATTGTATTCTCGTAAAGATCTAACATAATCAGTATCTCCTAAGTAAAAATCTAAACCACGCCTATCAACTCTTGTTTCCATTGGTATAGCGTCTTTGGCCATAACTGGTTCATTAGAATCTTTACCAGTTCTTGGATTTGTCCCAACATAAAGAACAAGATCAGGAGTTACTGTAGTTTCGGTTGGATTTGGAAATAGATTAGGATCAAATGGAATATTAGGAATAATAGCCCCTGTACTGGGATCAATAGACGCTAACTTTAGTGGTGTTCCGTCTGCGTTAGCGTATGATCCTGTATTGGGATCTACATCATAAGTTGGTACTTCTTTAGTTGTTGTAGCCCAAGAAGGAGAAGTTGTTAAAATGTTTCTACCTGATAGGTATTGTTGGGTTGCTGCCCATTCTTGACTTGCATTTGTTGAGATAAACTCTAATTGAGATGCATCTGGATCAGCTAGTTTTGTTGCTGTTAGGTAATCATAAATACCAATACGATAAGAACCAGCTTCATCTAGAATAAGAACACCATAATAAGATGGCATGTTTAAAGAATCGCCAATAGCATTATGTGTTAGAAAGTCATTATCTGTATTTGAACCAAATCTAGCTAATACCTCTTTTACTTCACTAGGAACACTATAGGAATCTTGATAAGTATATGCATTCTCATCAACATAACCTCGTGATTTAAACTTATACATCTCAGCTTCATTCGATGAAACTAATTTAGATTCAAGTTTAATTTCTTCTTGTAAATCGCTTAACATTCGTCCAAGATATTCTTTATCTGTTGGACCTTCTTTAAAGTCTTCTTGTAATTTGTTTGCTAACCATGAATCTGCAAATCCAAGTTCTTGATTCTTAGTAACAATTGGTTTACTAAAGGTATTATTTCCTTGTTGTCCAGTTGTTAATAAGGGATTTTTATATGTAGATCCTAAAATACTTTGCATTATTGATTACCTCTAACTGAAGATCTAATACTTAGATTTGGATTTCGTTCTCTTCCCATGTTAAAATCAACCAACTGTAGTAAAGTTAGTTGTAATCTGGCTCGTTGTTGTTGACCAGCAAGGGTATGAACATCATCTAACCATGGTTGTCTAGCAGGAAAAGACTTTCCAGTTACTTTAATTTGTTTTTTACGATTAACTTCACCAGCAAATTCTTGTTTATTCTGTTGTTCAAAGTACATTGGACCAACAGGTTGAATTACAATTTCTTGCTTAATTCTACTACCTTCGGTTGTAGTTCGTAGATTAACACCCTTTTCAAAGTAAGGGAAAATATAAGCGTGTGCCAAACTATACTGAATACTTGCTACATCTTCTTCAAAGTATTGACTAAATTTTTGTGTTGATAAAAAGCTTAAAACAGAAGCATTTGGATTATTAGATTGGTATGAGCTTAAATTTTTTAGGAATTCTTCTTGATTTGGGACTGGAATTCCTAGTAAACTAACTACACCCAGTACATTTTGTTTGGTAGCTGGTAAACTAATTGCTGAGACAATATAACTTTGTTCTGGGGTTATTTCATCTACTAATGAAGAAGAAGTAGTATTAGGACCATCTTCCATAAATACATCAATAAATGCATCATTAATTTCATCAAGTGTTAATGATGTTTTTTTATTTCCATCATCAGTAAACACATCTTGTCCTATAGTTGGAGAAAATGGTTCAAACGAAAATGATATAACTTCATCTTCAAAGGTATCATTAAATGGAATTGTTTGTGGCATTCCTGTAGGAAAGGATGAAGCTTTTCCATCTCCTCTACCTTGATTACTTCCTGTTAATCCTACATTGTTAAATGCTATTTGAATACCAGCATCGGGTGAAAATGGTGTTACATTTCTAGATGTACTTACCACATTAGGTAATCCCGTTTCTGGATTACGTTTAGTTGCAAATGTCATTCTTCGTGTTGGATTTGGACCTACGTTTCCTAGGATTAATTTCCAACCAGCCTTACGTTCTGTTTCTCTAAGTGGAGCTGCACTATTTGGAAAACTAAAATTAACACCAGATCTTACAAAGGTTTCAATACCACTTGTAGAGCTTGCTAGTTTTAATCCTTCAATAATAGTTTCAACTAATGCTTCATTTCCCTTTTTGCCATTAAAGGTATAGGTTTCATCTGAAGCCTGTGGAACAGGTAAGCCACCTAACTCCATATTATTACTTGTTATAAAATCTCGTAAAGCTCCAACTGATTCTGATTCATCCTTTGAAAGTAAACTCCAATCACCACTAACAAAGGCTGCTAGTAATCTTGTTCTATTTAGGGATGTATTTCTAGCTGGGGCATTTTGGAATACTCTTCTAATTACTAAAGAAGAAATATTACTTCTTGTAATAACAGCATCAGCTCTATCTGATAATTCATCTACAAGTACTTTGGGTATTTCTGCTATAATTGCTTCTTGATCTGTAGTAGATAGGGCTTTAAATAAAGAATCCAATACTCTTTTATGTTCAGTTAACATAAACTCAGGACTATAAATACCAGGTATAGATTTTAGTGTTTCTCCTACTATTCTTAAATATTTAACATCGTTTTGATCCTGTGCGCCTAATACTGCTTGTAATCCTTCTTGATCAGAAAGTGCTCTAGCTGCTACCATAACTAAACTAGCTTCTGCGTGTCTACCCTGATCAATCAATTCAGGTAAGCTTTTTTCTTTAAGTATTGCAAAAACTTCTCTACGGATTCCAACTAGAACAGGATCATCAGGACTTACACTTAAACTACCCATTGTTTTAACGTGGTATTCCCACATTGCAAGATGTAAATTTAATTCAGCTTTTTTAGCCCTATACTCAGGTGTACCTTCTTTTAGCGCATCCAATTCTGCTTGAATATTTTTACTTATTTTAACTACTTCTCCTGCTACTCCACCCGATGTTTTTTGATTCCATGTAATATATGGATTTTCACTTACATTACCAAATGTTTCTTGAGTCATTGAAAAAGCAATTTCAGCAATTGGATTTTCCATATCTCGTAATGCAATTTGTTGTTCTTCTGGGGATGATTGTCTAAAGGTTTGAATTCTTTTCTTCAAATCTTCTTCTGTTTTTTCAAATCTTTTTGCTAATTGAGAGATTGTAGAATCCGAAGCATTTACTATTCCCATAAAAGTTGATACTTCTAAGGTACTAGCTGCTTCAGCATCCATTTGTAAGAAAGCCATACCCGTATTACGAACTTCTGGAGTTACTGGGGAATTGGTTTTTAAACTATCAATAAATGTACCTACTCTAGTTAAAGCTACTCCTGGATTAGTTACAATTTGATGTCTAATCGAAGTTTCACTATAGTGTTTTGGATCTACGTCACCAGCATTTGATTTTTCTCTAGAAAGTTCTCCTTGTACTTTTTGATATTGTGAAGAAAGTTCTGCCCAAGATTCTCTTAAATAATCAATAGTTTCTCTTGTTACTGTAAATCCTTGTTGATCTAGTTTTTTAAATTCTGCTGGATATTTTTCTTTCCATGCATTTAATTTTTCACTAGATAAAGCACTACTTGGTTGGAATCCAGTAACGTTTCCTTCTTCATCTTTTACTTCATCAAAGATAAGTTGTTCAAGTGCTTTCATTTCTGGAGAATCTACAGGTACATCAAATCCAGTATACTTTCTAAGTGTGTCTAGTAAAACATCTCTATAAGATTGTACATCAGTTTTTCCTGAAGTAATTAGTAAATTAGATTGATTTTGAGTAGATGTTTCAATACTTCCTTTAATGTTGGAATTTGCATATATACTTATCTTTCTACCCTTTTGGGACTGAGGATCTGTAGTTGTACTTTCATTTAAAGCAAAGATAATACCAGTTTGCAAGGAAAGTACTGAATCCGAGAATACCCAATTTGCTTTAAGTGTATCCTTTAATTGCTTTTCCCAAATTGTATACTTTTCTTTTTCTGATTTATTAGCCCAATCAGGATAATTCTTTTCAAGATTTAACCATAAAGACTCTCCAACTCTTACAGAAAACTTAGCAGCTTCGTTTCTATTTCTTGGAATAAAATTTGTTTTAGCTGTTGCTACAAATCTCATAAAGTTTTCGTTTGAAGGATTATTTACTGCTTGGCTAAATAAAGCTTCATAGGTTGTAGCTTTAGTTTGGGTTTCTTGCTGTACTGAAATATCAGTCCTTAACTCCCAGATCTTAGCTAAAGGTTCTTGGATTTCTTTCATAATACCTTTAGTTATTAGTTCTAATTGCTTTGGTGGTAGTGTATTTGCGTTTGGGAATTCTTTTAATTGCTCGACTACTTTGCTATTTGCAAATCCAAGGAAATCTTTAAACTCATTAGTAACACTAGAAGCATTCCAAAGTTCAACAAACTCAGGAGAGAATCTAGGATCTGAGGTGTCAATAGAACCAGACTTTAAACCATCAATTAATTCTTGACTAAGATTAAGTTCTTGTCTATATGATTCAGTTAAGGAAACTAAAAATAGTTGTCTATCTCGTTCTCTTGCTTGGCTTACTAACTTACCATCTAAAGTTTTAATTGGATCCGTATAGGTTAAGGTTGGATTTTTAGTTTTCCACTTAGGAAGGTATCGACCTAAGAATTCTTCGTCCTCTAAATCACCGCCAAAATTAGGATCTTGGCTGGCATCCTGTTTAAACTTTTCCATGGCATATTCATTTAAGGCTTTACGACCAAATCGTTTATTTGCCTCTGCCATCATGTTTGTTTCCCATGTATTAGGAGAAACAATAGTTGTTGTAGAATCTACAATTTCAGTGAATCTTCTTAGTTTTTCTCTAGGGTCTATCTCTTCTGCATCTAGTTCATTAAACTTAGCTTGAACCTCTTCTAGTGTAGATTTATCAATCTGAGAGGCAATTTGACCAAAGGTATCAATAGCTTGACCTACACCTCCTGCAATTGCAGCAAGGTTGCGATACTTTAGTTCTTCACTAGATACAGAAGGTAGGGCAGGAAGGTTTCCAACTTGAAGACCTCCACCACTAAATTCACTGGATCTAAAGTTAGGGGTTGTTCTTGCTACTTCTCCAGGAGTAACGGATTCTTGTCTTAGTAGGTTTTGAATACTTTCAGCCATTGTTTATTCTCCTTTAGTCTGGACGACCAGCTCCTCTAAAGCCGCTTCCGTCACTGTAGCCACCTAAACCAGCTCGTTCATTGTATAAATCACTTACTGAAGAATCTCCAGATGTTCCAGCTCCTCCAGACATACCAGCAACACCGCCAGCAATACCAGCACCTATTTGGAGTAAACCAGGTAACATAGAATAACCAGTATCTTCATAGATTGGTTGAGCATCGTACTGTTCAATATTAGGCATAAAGATGTTTTCAGTCATCTGGCTCATTTCAGATTGGAATTGTTTTTGAATATTATTTTGTTGAATTTGGTAATTTTTTTGGATTTGGTTAATATTACCAATTGCATTTAGGAGTTGAGCCCTAGCCAGTGCTTGATGGGTACCGCTATTTTGGTTAATGCTACGGGCAGATAAAGCATTTGATAATGCCCCTGCTGCTATAGCTCTATTAACACTAAGTTCTTTAGTTTGGAATTTTAATTGATCCTTTAAAGCATTTTGCTGATCAAACTGATTCTTATAAGCACTTTGCATAATAGCTGAGTTTCGTTTCATTTGCTGTGCAGTTTGGTATGCACTTTGAAACTGACTACGAGCATTGTTCATTGTCTTTTGTGTATTAGCTTGAATCCATCTTTGCTGTGCTTGCTGGTTCCTTAGCGCAGCGGCTGCTGAATTAGCCTTGGCTCCAAATATAGAACTAACTCCACCAGCAATAGCAGAGCCAATAGCCATTATTGTCATTGGTTCCATGTATTACTCCTTACCAACCCCATTGGTTTTTACGATTTTTAGGTTTTTGATTAGTAGCAACAACCCGTGTAGCACCACTAGTTGGAGCGTAGTCACTGGCTCTAAAGTTATTAGACCAGTCCTTAACTCTTTTTTCCCACTCTTTCTTTTTATAGTCTTCCGTAGCCTTGTCGGTATCAGTAGACATGTGGGACTTATAATACTCTACGGCTGCTGACAGCACATCCACCCTATCGTCGTGCTTCAAAGCCCCTCGACCTCTATGCAGTCTTGTGAGTTGTAATTGATTATTCTGATCCTTGGCTGCCTTTCGTGACATGACTAGGCGATGCATAGCCATCACAGGTTCCAAGGTAGATATGATTCTTAGTTCCTTTTGACCAGTTACCTTGTACTCCTCAACCCCAACTTGGTGAGGACAGTTTTTCATTAAGAATGGAATCAATACTTTGGTAAACAAACCATCACCAAAGTTAGACTCTACACGGACCAAGGGTAATTGATACTCATTTACAATCTTAGCAATCTTATTTAAAGTAGCATCATCATAGCCACCTTGGATACCCAAGAGTTCATGGATGAATATAGTACCACTTAGGACTGAGGATACACATAAGCCAGTCTCATCAGCTCCTCGGCCACTAGGGTCTATACTTAGGTGACTATGGTTGTATTTAAGATAATTATTACTAATGTACATAGGCTCTGAGATTAAATCCCCAGAGATACCAAAGTTAGGCATATCTCTTAGGGGATTTTGTCCTTGCCAGACAATTTTATCTGGACCGATCTCTGGATCTAGATCCATGACTATTAGATCCCTAAGCTTTAATGGATACCTGTCGGCATCGGCAAGGGATGTCACCAGCTTGTATTGCAGGGCATAGTGACTAGGGCCGATTTTAGCCCGTCTGGAGCCAAGCTCGGTACGGTCGAACCGTTCGGGCTGGGTGGCGTCCCCTGGCTCTATATCTAATCCTAGGACCCAAGGAGCCACTTCCTCCATCTCGGCTGGTATGGATGAATCAGGCATCTCGGCAGGGTACTTGATCATGGGGTAGGATTCTTTAAGAACATTGTAAACCGAGTCTTGGTAGTGAGGGGTACCTAGGAAGATAACCCTTGAGCCTTTATTTCTAATAGACTCTAGTTCTGCCAGCTTCTTAAGCAATGTTTCTTTACCTACTGGGGTTTCATTCTTACCCGCAATCTCAATGTCGTCTAAAACCACGCGATCTGCGTGTAGACCTGTAATCTGACCTGTGATGCCTCGGGCGGCACAGTTCAAATCTTGTGTAAACTTGGTTCTAACCGCTAGGTTAAAACCAAGGGCATTGTCTTTATCCATATCTCGTGGAATCATATACTTGCAATATGGCACCACTGACAGGATCTTTCTAGCCTGAGATACGAAGTCTATAGCCTTGCCTTGGGTATTGGATAATACCAGAAAGGTTAGGTTTGGGTCCTTAAGCCACTCCCAGCTGGCAAGACAAGCGGTAATGGTAGATTTACCAGTACCTCGTCCTGCGGCTATAATGGCATCCGAAGGGCCTTCTTGGATCTCTCGGGCTAGTTCATACTGAATTCGGGTAGGCTCTCCAAGGCCAAGATGCTTAAAACAAAAATACAAGTGGTTTCTAAAATCATCAATAACTTCTTGGGGAACTTTCATCCAATCTCCTTATCGTCTACGACGACTAATTAAACCAGCCATACCAACCAAAGCAATAGCACCTGGGGTTGGAGCATTCAATTGAAATGCACCACCAGCGGTATTGCCGATGAAGGTAGGAAGTGGGCGCCAATCACCCCACTTGTTTTGTGCATTTTCGTCTGTAAACCAAAACTGATTTACATTTTGGCCTTGCGACCAAACAAACTGATCACCCATAGCATCATTAAGTTGAGCACCGATATTCATAAAGTAACTCCCTGCTGCAACTTGGAATGCAAATGGAACATAAAACTCATAGACTGGTTGACCAAAGAAATTATAATCACCAGTTGCAGTAACAGTAATACCCGAAAGATCAATCTTTTGATTTGTTACTTGAGTTTTAAAGTCTGTATTCCACACAATAATTTGGAAACAATCAATATTAGTTAAACCTTGATCATTAAAACCATTCATGGAACCCCACCAACGAATAGATGAAGTTGAATATGCTTCTTCAAGATCAAAACCCTGTGCTCCACTTTGAGCATAAGTATATGATCCTTTGGAATCAAAAGCATCTGAGTAAAATCCAACTGTATCTACAACTGGATTATTAGCAACAATAACTTCAGCACATGCGGCTGATGAAATAAACAATACACTAGCAAAAGTAATCTTCATATTAATAAGCTGCTTTCTTGATTTTAAATGGTACGGCATCCTTCATCGCTGCCTCTACGGCTTCAATTGTTTCACTGGGAATGGTATTGACCTTATCCTTGTGGTCGCTTAGGACTCCACGGACTACGGTATACAGACCTGGTGTTCGTCTATCAGGATCGTTTAGATCACTGATTAGGCAATCTAACAATCTCTCCTGCATGTCATTTAGTTTTTCCTTCATTGATTAACTCCCTATTGTCACTTACAAAGGAAGGTGGTACACAGTACCAACCTTCGGGTATCTTTACATGATTGTTACTTAGGATCCATTGGCCTTGCTGTAAGGTGTATACCCTAGCTTGGACGTTGGGTCCCATCCTGATTGGGCTGTCCTCTGGAATGAATACCGTCCTGCTGCCGCAGCCACTCATCAATCCTAGAACCAGCACGACGAAGACGGTCACGGTCAATATCAGCATCAACGGCAATCGACCCCGTTTCAATTCTTTTAAGCAGTGCATCTATAAGTCCTACGGCTATCTGAGCCAGTATTTTATCAAGCATTGGGAGTTACTGGCTTATCTGCGGCCTTGGCATCCTTGGCAAGAATAAGACCAACACCAGCAATTACAGCAGCCACGGCTGAAGCAAAGTCAGCGGTGGTAGCGGGATCGCCATCAAACATGGCGGTAAGAACGCCACCAAGGGCTACAAGAATAGCACCAATACCAGCTACGGTTGTATTACGATTACTCATGGTTTTTTCCTTTCGAGTTCAATTACTCTTTGTTTTAGATCATCCAGCATAGCTCCATGCTTTGCGTCATTAGATGATATTTGAATCTGAGCTTTTACGAGATCTTGTACAATTACTTTTAGTTCACCTAAATCCTTATCTGTTTTATCAATTAATTGGGATCGTTTACCTATGTCAATGAAGAATCCACCAACACCAGCAGCAAGGACGAATAACTGTAGTATTTGTATAAGATCGTGTTTTTTATCTTGTGGCATATAGTCCCCCATTAAGCGTTAGTGTTCCATCCACCTCCTGATGTAATCAGTTCGGTTGTTCCATCGGTATTTAAAACAGATAAACGAATCCAAAGATTACTAGGAATACCTAATCTAGTAAACTTTACGGCACATTCATTACGACCAGCTACAGCTGTAAGTTTAGGATATGCTAGCTCATTACCACTACTTAAAAGTATAGCAACACCATATCCATTGTTATTATCTGGATATTCTGTTTGTGCGTCGTTTTCTAAATAAAATGTCCAAGTACCTAAATCTTTTTCTATATCTTGTGTTGATGTATTAAAATATACTGTAGAAGAACCACCTTCATGTGGGTTTCGAAATACTTTAGCATAACCTATTGATTTAATTCTCGGTACACTAATACATAAATTAATTACATATTGTTTATTTCCACTTTGTCCAGTTATGTATTCAAAGTGTTCGCTTTGTACATAAACCTTTACATCATTTTTATCTAGCCTAGTACGAACTCTTTGTATTTGTCTTGGTGTAGCGTTTTTTCTATATATTTCTGGTAAAGTTCCGTTAGTTGTTGATCTTTGAGCATTGTTTGGATGCTCATCAAAACCGTGTTCTAAAATAATTGCACTAGAAATATTAAAAGAAAGATTTTTATCAAAATACGGAAGTAAAGAATCTTTTACTACAATTCTAAAAACATACTCATCTCGTGGGTCTGGAACAAAATGAATAGCATCAGAAAATATAGTGTTACTATTGATGTTGAATAAGTGTGTGCCTATAAAACCATCAAAATTATTATTGGTTTTGTCCCAGAAATTTGGACGATAGGGCCAAGGTGCCATACTATTAGCATTTGAACCATTGTTTTGTCCAGTTGCACTTGTACTTTTTGGAGTATTTTGTAAAACTAAATTCCATAATTTAACTGAGGGTACTGTGTTTGTTGCTTCAATGCCAGACACATACCAATCAATGTCAGCTTCATTAAATCTAAATATACCAGGCTCTGGTAACCAAGTTTGACACCAATTTCCCCAAAATTGATCTGATTTATATAAAGAACCCATACCTGGAAAAGTAATACGGCTATTAGTATTAGATGTATAGTTTAAACCCCCGTGCCCACTAAATCTAACTGTTTTACTAAACTCTGAATTAATAGCAATTGAACTGTCAAAACCTGTTTCTGGCCATGTGTTACTAGAATTTGTTGTAACTGTTGTTGTATTGTTTGTTGTAAACAAAGCTTGCTTGTTATAGTAAATCATTTGCTTAGGCATTTTAAACAAACAACTTAATACAGTATCGTCTGTTTCGATTCGTTTATATGAAATATTTTCCCAGCCGTTATAGTCTGCATCTAATAAAAAACTTTTTGCGTATCTAGCTTGGTGATCGTGTTCTTTAATATTTGAAAATAGATTACCAACTGAAGATAACCCTGTACGAACTCCTGCAAAAACAAAATCCCTTAGTGCTGTTAGGTATTCATCTCGATAGGTTGTAGAAGTTGGAGATGTAAGTGTATTTCGGACAAGATCACTTCTAGTAAAGAAAGTAGTATTATTTGTTGTAATTGGAATATTACATAAAGCTGTATTATAGCATTCAGGAACATTTAAATAAAAACCTTTTTCTTTAATACCTCTACCAGCAATTTTAGAAAATATAGTTCCTGTGCTAGAATAAAAAAATGGATTATCTTTATAATTATTATTGTTAGTTGTTGTAATTCCGTGGTAATCAAGGTTTTCAACTAAAGTCCACATATTTTCATGATATAGTTCTTTAGGAGAATCCCAAAATGCAATTTTATAATTTACAAGTTTATCTCCTCCTGGATTCTCTGCGCCATCTGTACTAGGAACAGCTCTATTAAGATTCCAATACAACTGAACTTTTACTGGGTTAGCTAAACTACCAGCAAAAAGGTTGATTTGTGTGTTAACGTCATTAAAGAACGCAATAGGATCTAGATTATTAGGGATTGTTTTCTTAATAATATGATATACAGTTGGGGCGTGAGTAAGGACGTACTGACCGTCTCCATCTTTAAAAATACTTAAAGCAGCAGGAGCATCTATAGCTGCTTCACCATTAGCATAAGATTTATCAGTATTTTGATTTCTTGCGTAGAATGTAAAGCTTTTAAACTTTAGGTTATCGTCTCTAATATCTACACTTGGTAAATAATTTCTCCAAACTAAACCATCATGTACTAAGATATGTTTATTAACAGCTTGATTAATAGTTACATCTTGTAGATTATCAATAAATCCACCAATAGTACCAGCTTCAAACTTGCTTCCATTCCAAACTAAACCGTAACCATTACTAATTCCAGATAAATCAAATCGAATAGGGCCACCTAAGTTTTCTCCACCTTGGATAACAAATCCATTTGTAATGAAGTTTACTGGAATCCAATAGTTTGCATTTGGAGGTGTTTGATTAGTGTTGGCTACTCTGCACTGATACACCACGTTGTTTGATGTAACATAATCACCAACAACGTAGGCTTTACTTGAGTTCCAAGCTACAACGTTAGCTGCAACTGGATAGAAATGATTGTTAGTTGAACCAACCCACTCTTTTTCTTGACCTAGGAATAATAACTGATACAAGGATCCATTTAATTGACCAGCAGTAATCTTAGCACCATCTACAAATTGAAATAACATTTTGTCATTTGGTGTACATCTTCTAATTACAATTTGACCAGACGATGGTGTATTAATGAAAGTAATGGTTTCTGATTGTGTATTTACAGTATAGTCAATATCTAAAGTAAGCTTGGTTTCAGCAGCACCTACGCCAGATCTTGTATATACACAAAGCTGATCTTCTGCTGGAATCTCACACATTCTTGCAATAGCTGCATATGAATAAGAAGGTGCAGCTCCCGCTACATATACTTTTTCGACTGCCCACTGCCCAGCATTAGGCGAATAGTAAATAGGATCGTTAGATGAATAGTTATAGCAGGGCATTGGTTCTCCTTATTCAATACTTGTATTTAATTTTCTAAAGTTACAAGCTAGTTCAATATTTGAAATATTACATGGTGTGGGATATGCAGATTGTATGTAGATCTTGCAAGCTTCTGAGTAAGATAGAATCTTAACCAAATGTTCACCTACACTGTCAATTTTTAGTTGATCGTTTCTAGATAACAAGCTATTGATATCCGTGGGGTAGAATGTAACTTTCTCGTCAACCCTACCTCTGCGGTTTACTATGACATCATAGGAACCTGAATTGTAGTGCCTGAAGGTTGCTTTTTTAATATTAAGGACGCCTTCATATACAGTTGCTGGGTCATCAGAACTACGTTGAACTTGCTGAGATAACTCAATATTCATTAAATAGGAATGACCTACATAGACTGGTTGGGCTGTATAATTACCTGTTACTATGACCTGAGTCTTGACAACACCACCATCTGTAATTGTGTTTACATTATTTGGATTAATTTTAATTGCTGTGTAAGCCTGAGTTCCCCATGCAGGACCTAAAATTATATAATTAACTTCAGGATCATAGTGGGGTAACAAAAAGGTTGTGCTTTGATTTACCACAGAATACGTTGCTGCTTGTACTGGTAAAAGTGTAAGCCAATCTAACATTGGTGTAGATGTAGATACAGTTTCCAATGATGAATAATAAACAACTAGTTTATTCACATTTGTGGTTCCTGAGTAACGCTTAGATACGGTATAAAGATCTTTTTCATAAGCCTTGAGACTTAGGATGTTGTCATTGTTAGACAGGATCCATCTATGGTATGCATTTTGAATAACCTTTTCACCATTGGTTCTAAAAGTAAAGAAGTATATGTTATTGGTATCGTCTGCATCTACAAACATGATTGAATTGGTAGCAGAGTTTGTTGTGATTGCACCAAAGTTTGTGGGTAGATAACCCTTGCAGTGGGTACTCATGTCCATAGAAGTTGAGAACTCATCATTAAATGCACTGCCGCTAAGGTACATATATAACCTACTTGAATCCATAAAGAAGATATTATTACCCATCTTCTGTGGTTCGACAAGTTTGGATGTACTGTAGAATGATGTAGGACGTAGTTCGACATTGAAAGCCGAGATACCAGTATCAATAGAACCACCTCTGATTTCAAACTGTACTGAACCAGAGCTAGCTACAAACATGATTGTTTGGAATGGAACGATATAACTTAATTTGTTATAGGCACCAATGGTTGATTGGATATCAATGGGATCTGTCTCTACGATGTTCTGGACATCATCAATCCAGAAGTTATAGAAGTTATTGGTTCTTGAAGCCAATAGGGTACTGTCTGTGGCAATCCATAGTCTATTCTTCCAGAAGGCAACTGATTGTACTTTTTCCTTGCGCTCTAAAGCTTTGGGGCCTGGGTTGCTAAGGGTGGTACCAGCTCGTCTAGGAAGCAGCGGCATGTGCTTTACACGCCACTTGCCGTCTGTGGCTGTGTCCTTGTAGATGATGATTGGGAACCGTCTGTGGTCAAATACCGACTTGGCTTCTTCTGTTCTGATTCTTTCAAAGTATGGGTTTTTGCCATACCTTGTAGCCCTGTAGAATGACGGAGGGAATGTAAGGTATGGGTTTCTAGCATAGTATACCTTACCGAATCCGTAGTAGCTTGTTTGTCCGTCACGATCTACTTTGGGTAGCGGTGACGTTTGATGATAGTGATCCTTATTGAAGTCAATGCTACTCCCAGGAATCGGAAGGATTCGTGGGTTATCGTAGTATTGGGCAAGCATTCGTTGTGCTTTGTAACCATTAGCATCCTGTACATCCGATTGTACTTCAGTAGCAGGATACTGGGGAATGACACTAAAGCCATTCATACTTTGACCACGCTCTTCTTCTTCCTGTGTCTCGGTACTGACATAGAATTCGATATCATCTCGTACATTGTTCCAGTATAAAGACAACTCATTGATGGCATCTTCGTATATTGGATTTG